GTTTTCAATAATAATAGTTTAGTTTGGAATTATCATAGAAGCTCAGATGGAATTTCACTTGATTATTTTAATTTTTTTAAATAAAAAAATTCTTTTAAATAATAAAAATGTCGGAAAAAAAAATTCTTATAATTGAAAAACTAAAACAAATTAGTGCTGAAATAGAAAAACTTAAGTTAGAATTGAAAACAAAAGAACAAAATATTACCCAACTTAACAAAAATATTTTAAGTGCATCTGATTCAGAAAAAGAATTGGAATCTACAATTGAAAGATTAAATGGTGAATTAGTTGAATTAAAAAGTAACTCAACTAAAGGGAATGTTGAATCACAATCTCAAATTGAACAATTAAAACAAGAAATTTACCAATTAAGTCAAGAAAAAGGAGAATTCAAATTAACAATTAAACGTTTAAAAGAAGAAATTGAAAATTTAAATACAGACACTGACTCTATATTGGAAGAGGTTGCCGAAATTGAAAAACAAGTTAAAAGTGTAGCCGATGGCGGTAGAAAGAAGTCAAGATCAAGAAGAAAAACAAAGTCTATGAAACAGATTAAGAAGAAATCCAAAAAGAAGTCTATGAAACAAATCAAGAAGTCTAAAAAGAAGTCTAAAAAGAAGTCTAAAAAGAAGTCTAGAAAGAAGTCTAGAAAATCCAAAAGAAGATTTTAAAGAAAAATAAAAATAAAAAAAAATATAGAATAAAAATGGAAGATGCTATAATACAATTGAGTGGTATACAAAAAAAGCATACACAAATATTAAACAAATTAAAAAAAATACAACTGGAAATTAACATTATGCTATCCAAACAAGGTGGAAAAAATAAAGAAATCCAAGAACTAATAAGAAGTATTGAAAAAATAATTAAAACGTCTGGTCTATCAGATGAAGAAAAAAAAACTTTTGAGCCAATAAATGAATCGTTTGAAGATGCTAAAAAAAAAGAAGACGATGAAGATAGGATTTCTAGTTTGAAGATAGTTGAAAAAGAATATATTGATCTAATTGATACGATAAATAATAAAAAAATTGTTAAAATTAAATCAGAAATTGATAGTATTATTAATTCAATTGAAGAAAGTGTTAAGAAATATACTTCTGAAGATAAACCTGAAATAGAAACGGAATTTAATACTCATAAAACAAATTACAAAGAAAAAGTGGAGAAAGTTGACATAAATGGTCTCATAAAACTTAAAATTGATCTTGAAGAAATGAACATAAGTCGATTTGGCAAAATTAAAGTTTATATGAAAATTAAACCAACTCAATTGGGTGATAATATTATTAGTAAGGATGGTAGTTATATTATAAATGATTTTTTTCAAATTAATAATGATCAAACTATTGAAATACTTCCTGATAATAAATTTGGTCCATTTTCTAAAGTTTCATTCACAACTGAAAAAATCGGCAAAGCTGAATATAAAAATATTACAAAAAATAAAAATCTATTTGATGAAATGTCTGGTGAAAATTCTCCATTAAATATAAACAGTTTATTAGGACGTTCAACAATTTTATTTGGGTATGGTATATCTGGTTCTGGAAAAAGTTGGACTATTCTTGGGGGTAAAGATGATGAAGGATTAATACCATTATTAATTAAATCATTAACTACTAATGGTATAACTGTTAAACCTTTTAAGATTTTTGAACATCATTTAAACTCAGATGATTTTATTAAAACTGATCCATCAAGACCTCATTTCGAAGAAGGTAATTTAAAAAGTAAAATTAGAAATTTTGATTTGAACACATATGCAAAAGATAATTCCCCAATAGATTTTATAAAACTTGAAAAAGCCAGAATAGAACTTCGTAGTATTAAAGAAACACCAAACAATCCAACTTCAAGTAGAACACATTTATTCATTGTTTATGAAATTGAAAAAGATCGAAAAACTGGGTATGTAACTTTCATTGATTCAGCAGGAAAAGAAGAACCTCTTGAAATAGCAAAACAGTTTTATACAAAATCAGTGTCTGGAGAAGACATCAAAAATGCTGCTTTACCATTTGCTGTTAAACCTATTACCGCCAAAGACCCAAAACTTAGTTTATTTTCAAGTGCTTCATACTCAAGAATAGATTTTTCAAATATAGAAAATTTTGAAACTCTTTTAGAAAAACCCAAAGTAAATCTATATATTAAAAAATTGGAATTTATAAAAGACGTAATGATGGAAGGATTTTTCATAAACGAATCTCTCGCTCACATGATCTATTATTTCACTGGAGAAGAAAATATTTCAGGTAATACTATACTAAATAGAACCTTAAAAGATGATTTAAAAAGAGAATTAGAGAAAGGTGAATTTATGAGAGATCAAAAAGCGGATTCTGTTAAAAATTACGAATCTTATGATAAAAAAGGTAAGTTGAATGTCTTTTATAAACCACCTTCGTCAAGAATAATTGAAAAGATTGAAACATTGGTGGAATCAACTGATAAGGATCCAATAATGATAACAACTATTTTTGATTATTTAACGAATTTATGCACTGTAAAAGATCAGAAAAAATTTAAATTTGTTATGCTTGGAAACACTCGAACAGAAGCAAGATATAAGGATGATATAATTAAAACTTTAAGGTTAGTGGATTTGCTGAAATCAACTTAAAAATGTCCTTTCGAAATTTAATTTCTAAATAAAAATTAAATTTACTTAAATTTACTTAATTTCTCTTCTATTTCATCCAAAATTCTAAGTATTTCTTCTTCTTTTTTAGAACAATCACATTTGCTACTATTTTCAGTTTCACCGCTTAAAGCTAAACCAATATTAAAATAAGGATTATTAAGAATATCGTCGTTCAGCATCATTCCGTCATTCCTTTTATTTTTTTTGGAATTTTTCTTAGACTTTTTTTTAAATGATTTGGATTTTTTCTTATGAGTTTTTTTGTTTTTTGTTTTGTTTCTCATTTCATTTATTTATATACTATAATAAAAAATATAATTTCGAAAATATCAAAGTGAACTTCCAGATCCGAAAAAAATTATAATTGACTTTTAACTAAATACGGTTTAAAGATATGTTATATATAATTAAATATGAAAGATAAACGAATGTCAAATCCTAAGAACTTCTGTGAAGAAGCAATGAAGTTAGATATAAGATATGAGTATTTAATAGAAGCTAAAATGTGTGTTGGTGGTCAAAAATTGGCTCAAATGTTTCAAGGGAAATCTCTTAGAGGAGGCGGAGATTCACTATCATCGGCAACTATTGAAAGTTGGATAAATACTTTTATTTTTGTTCAAAATAATCCAGATGAAGAAGATAAAGATCAGTATTCTGCTAGGCGACTTGAACCTAGAGATTCTTGGTATAAATATCTTGAAATAATTAAAAAGCCTATAGAAGATGAGGTTGTTAAAATGTGGAAAAATCTTTCTGCTAAAAAATTGGGAGATCAAGCAGAAAAATATGGTATAACTCTTGGAATTAGAAACGCAAAAGCTGTTGCAAATTTACAACAAAGAATGTTGGATATGGTTGAAAGACGAAAAAATAATATTTGGAATAAAGTTGATGAAGAAGTTGAAGTTATTGATGGCTTGATTGATGGTGTAATTGATTATAAATTTAGAAATGTTCCTGAACTTAGAAGAATTTGTAAAGAACGTAATCTTCAAAACGCTCATATTACTGATAAAGAAGGGTTGATTGAACTTTTAGAAAAAAATCCTTATAATGCTGTATATAGTTTGGATATCAACAATATTTATACTATGACTCATCCAGAACTAAAAAGTTTAGCAAAAGAGAGAGGATTTAACGAGTATAATAACGTTAGTAAAGCAGATCTTTTAAAAATGCATGAAGAATACGAGCTAGAATTGAAAAAAATCGAAGAAGAAAAAGATAATGAGAATGTTTTAGATACATTTGAATTCGAGGATAAAGTTATTCGTGTAATTAGACACAATGATGAACCATGGTTTGTTGCTAAAGATATTTGTGATGCTTTAGAAATGACAAACTCAAGAATGGTAATTTCAAACATTAATCTACCTGAAAATTGGAAGGGTGTAAAAGATATTTACACCCTTGGAGGGGATCAAGAAATGGTTATAATAAATGAACCGGCTTTATATAAAATTATTATGCGATCTAATAAACCTAATGCTCAGATATTTCAAAATAAAGTTTGTGAAGAGATTTTACCTTCAATTAGAAAGAAAGGTTATTATAAATTAGAAGAAAAAGAAAATTTTTTATTACAAGATAATAGACCCACAATTAAACGTATTCTTGATTTATCTGAAATGGATATTGAAGCTGAACTTTTGGAAATTGACTATGATTGGACGAAATGGACCAATAAATGTGTATTATATGTTGTTTATATTGGTGAAGGTTTAATAAAACTTGGTTTTAGTGATCACAAACTTGATAAGAGAGAAATTAAACATCAGAGTTCAGAAAGTAATTTCAAGCAATATCGTATGGTAAAGGTACTTGAAATTTCTGGGAAAATTGCTGAAGACAAAATGAAGGAGCTACTTAATATTTACCGAGTAAAGTTTCATAATCAACATGAAATTTTTAAACCTACCGGTACTATTGCAAATTTTATCGAAAATTTAGAAAATTTACTAAAAGATAATGATTTGCATATGATAATTACCTTACAACAAAAAGAAATAGCCGAATTAAAGCTTAAAGTTTGTGAAATGGAAAAGAAAAATTTGGAATTGCAGCTACAGTTGAAATGAAATATAAGTTTAATAAACGATACTAACGATCTATTTAAATTTTTATACAATTTTCTGTATAAAAACCTAATAATTTCTAAACTATATTTCTAAACTCTCAAATTTCCAGTAGAAACCACCAGTGAAAGTTTTTCTTTTTATAGCAGAACTTAAAGTTTTAGCATTGATATTATTATCTTTTGACGCTAGTACAGAACTCTCGTATATCTTAATTAAATTATCATCTTTATCACATTGAATAACTTTTTTGTTATGAGCGTGTTGTAAGTTCTCAATAGAAGAAACCCATTCAAGATTTGAAATATTATTATTTATTCTATTTTTATCTTTATGATTTATTTCATGTTTTGTTTTTGGGTCATCATTTTCAATAAAATGTTTTGCAACTAGAAAATGAACTCTAAATTTTTGTCGCCTTTCATGTCGTTTACGGGTATATTCCTTGATTTCTTTTTTTTCATCGCATTCTGTTGCGTATAAATCAATAATATGGTATCCCGAGCCATTTAGAGATGGATTCAAAAATCTTTTTGATTTTTTCGAGTATACTCGTCCGGTATCGGTAATTATATAATTTTCAAAACCTTCAATCTCTTTACCCTCCGGTTTTTCTTCAACGATTGTCTCATCAACGTATTTCCAAATATATCCACCCGATGTTTTTTGAGTTCCATTACACACACTAATTATATAGGTATCATATTTCAAAATATCTCTATTGTCTTCGAATGCTTTTGTAATTGATTCGTACACCTTTATATCCTTTGTTTTTGGACATATTCGCTGAACGGCGCGATGATTAGTTGCAACTAATAACCCATTTTCGGCAGCGTGACGAGTGTTTTCCAAATTTGTTGTCCATTCAAGATTAACTGAACGATTATCTAGTTTGTCACTGTTTAGGTGATTAACAATAGTTTTCTTTTCAGGGTCGTCGTTTAGACAAAATAGTTCAGCAACTAAACGATGAAGCCGAAGTGGTTTTTTTTCTAATCCTATTTCATTATTATCTGGATACAACGATACTTGAATATATCCATCTCCATCAATAGATCCTTTAATTATTTCATCTCTGACGATATGTTTTACACGTCCTAAATTTGATATAGTATATTTTGAATAGTACTTTTTAGTTTTCCATTCTTCTGTAATTTCTTCTTCCATATGTGTGTTTACCATAATATTGAATTTTAATTAGAAAATCAATTTTTATACAAATTTTGTGTATAAAAATCAACTATATTTATAATCTTTCACGGGCACGTCTTTCACGTCTTATTTTGTTTGCATTGTCTTTGTATTCTTGAGTTTTCTGTTTTGCCAAGATAGTTTCTTTATTTTTAGCATAGTGTTCTCTCTTCTGGGTATTTATCTCATCTCTTTTGATTTCTCTGCGATCAGAAACACGTTTCTTAATAGATTCCTTATTTTTTTCATACTTAGCTTTATCCCTTTCTTTTTCAGTTCTTGTAAGAAAAATTTTTTTATTTAACGGAGGCTTAAGTTCTTGTAACCAATGATTTTCTCGTATGATAAGGTTTTCTATTTCAATATCATCCTCAACTAGTTCAATCGCAAAATTATCTCGCCCTTTTTCTCTTATATAAGTGTATAAAGGAGTTGTTCCTTTTATTGAAGCAGATTGATGATCTCTTAATCTATCAAAAATTTCTTTAACTGTTGAACCAATATAAAATTGAGAACTATCCAAACTATAAAAGACTTTATATACACGACCAACATCTCTATGTGATATAATATTTGGCGTTTTCATATTCAATACTGGCTTTAATTCAGTGTAATGTTCTCTTTCTCTAACACCGATTTCCTCAATCTTTTCGATTTCAAATTCTTCTATTAATTCAATCGAGAAATTTTCAACACCATACTCTCGAATGCAATCGTAAAGTTTACCTGGTTTATTATGTTTGGCATTACTCATATGCCCTTTAAATCTTTTCTTGAGAGTTTGAATAGTTGAACCAATGTAGATATCAACTGTTTTAGTATTAACTATTTTATAGATACGTGCAGTTTTCATTTATTTGTGATAAAGGTTCCGAATTTTTAATTAGAAAATCAATTTTTATACAAAAAAATTGTATAAAAATTTGTTTGAATTTGTAAAATTGTTTTTGAAGCACGAAATAAGGTCTTCAAAGTACAGGAAATCCAAGCGCCGATTTGTTCCTGTTGTTACAGGCTGAATTATTTATTCAGCCTGTAGGGATACCTTTACTTTCGCAAAGGAGTAGACTATATCTTAAGAAAATCTCTTTTTGAGAAATTTCCCAACTACCATTTAGTCGTTGAACTGCATTCTACCAATCACTGGTTTAGAACTTGGCTGCAGATTGCCCAATCTTTTGAAATTTTTACTGTGCCCACGCCATTACGCTTGGTTCCTATAGGTATATTTCTATCCTATGGTAGTATTCAAAAGTTCTAAGGGGTTTCCCGCAATTTGATAGTTTCGCCCAAGAATCAAAGATCGATTCGGTGGACTAGCCAGTTACATACACGCAATCATAATAGAACCGATTGGTGGTGATAATTTACACTGTTTTCCCATAAAAGAATTATCACATCTTTTATAGCAGCTGACTGTTGGAGGCACGTCTTGGTGTTTACCTCCCGATACACGGATAATGTTATTATTAATACAAGTTACAACGAACTCGAAAGTTTGAGCACTATAGTATCCAGAACCAGTAGCTCCTCCACCAGCAGCAGCGGCTACAGCGGCAGAAGAAGCTTCAGGAACGATAGACACGTTTGTTAGCTTACCGTAGTTAGTAGAACCCATCGGATCCAAAGCCATAAAATCAAGTGAATACGAATACGAGTGGTATCCAATGATATCAGGGATAGTAGGAGCGTGGAACCAAGGGTTAACAAGCGAGAAGTAGTCAGAACCCATTTGAGTCAAACGATTGGTGTTCTCATAGATAAGAGAAGTTTGAAGAATGGGGTCAGCGGCACCGTCGGGATAGAACAATACAACAGGGACTTGATTGGATAGAGTGACAGTGGGTGATGAAGTAGAGTAAACAGACCATTCAGCCTTGCAAGTAGTATTACGAACAGCGAAGAATAGAACTCTAATAGCATGAGAAAATCTAATGTCGAAACTCTGAGAAACTGAGGTTCCAGGAGTAAAAGAAGATCTAGGGGCTGTTTGAACCTGCTCTATTAGAATGTCTCTAGGGGCACAAGCCATTCTCTTACGTTCATCGTTGGAGACAATAGCATAGTTAGCCCAAACTGCGGCACTCAAAGAGGGGGCAGTTCCAGTGGTCAAGTCGGAAGGTTGAGCGGCAACACTGTTAGTTTGTTCATCATCATAACTGAGGATCAACAATTCAGAGAAGTCTCTGAAAGTGAAGTTAATTCTCATTTCGTTATAAGGAAGAGCGGCGGTTGGTAGAGCTACACCACTATCTCTTCCATAGAAGAAAGGAAGAGGAAGATTTAGAGTGTAGGAAGGAATAGCAACACCAGCACCATGAGGATCAGTCAAATCACTGACGTTTCCGATCATATTGTCATATCCGTTTCTCTTGCTAGCGGGAACAGTGAAAGCAGCCCAGAAATCAAGATGGTAGTTATCAAATCTAGCAGCAACCAAATCATTGAAAGTAATATTACATTCCTTGATGATGTTATGCATTAAGTTTCTAGTCCATCTGAGACTTCTAGAAACTCCAAGAGTGGAGGTTACAGAGGAAGCAGAAGATAGAGTAACGGTAGGGGTTGTCAATCGAAGCCAAGTTTGAAGTAAATAGTCTCCAGCACGGGAGATACTTACTGACCAATCAGCGTTGAATGCAGGGGTTCCAGAAGCTTTGCTTAGAATAACAGGGACTTGAGTAAACCAAGTACTCTTACGTGTTTCACGCACGAAGTATGCGGTTGCATCTGGGCCACCATACATATATTTTTCGATTTCATCAAAAGTGGCTAAATCGATAAAGCCTGAGGTTACATTAGAGGATGCGGACATTTTTTTTATTAAAAACAAGATAATAAAAATTCAAAAAAAAAAATTATACGTATTTATTCAATATTTTAGGCTCATAAATATATACTTTTTTAAGAAAATTGATGATCGTTTATTTAGATAGCCTGTTTTACGCCTTTGCGTAAATAAAATATGTAAATTTACTTCATAATTTCCCTGTGTTTGCATGACAATTTGTAAAATAATTTCCCTCATCTGAGAGGGAAACAACTCTCTTGGTTGGACAAATATTCCTGAAAAATGGAGTTTCGAAATTCTTAGTAAATAATTTTCTATTAGATATTTGATTTTCTATCCAAAGGGAGGGAAAAATTTTCCTACCCTTTTAAATATTTTAAAGCTAATATAGAAATTCAAAAAATAGTTTTTTCTCTTAAGAGAAAAAACTATTTCAATGCTAATATAGACTTCAAATAGTTTTCCACCAGCTGACGGAAAACCTCTTTGTTAGAGAAAAATCTTTTTCTTTTTTCTTGAAAAAAGAAATTATGACTTAAAGAAATGAGATTACTAATAAAAACA